CTTGGCATCACGTTTGGGATCATGAGCCAGTGCAGCATAAATGGTTTCAACATTTTTGAGGTCGTCCCGAGTATTGCCTTTACCCAGCAGCACTTCAGCGGCATAGTCAGGATCAAGTCCGCCGGGGATCAGTTGGTCTGTTGTTCTACTAGATATACCTTTGGCAGAGGCCTTGAGCCCCAGACTCTTGGCAAGAGAACTCATGAGTATGTTGCGATACAGTCCTTTGAAGTTGGAATCTACTCCACCAGACAAAAAGAATGCACCCCAGTCAATATTGAGCATGAACATGAAATCTGTTTGCACAAAACCATTCTTGGGATCGCCATTGATGGGTGTTTTAAAATGCACAGCTTCGCCACTCATACGCACAAAATCTCTTGGATCCTGGCCTTGACTTGCAACATACTGATCCAGCTTGACTTTTAGTGCAGCCTTGGTTGTTTCATTGGTGTCAACGCCAAGATCAAGATCACCCGAATCGGGCTTTTTACCAGTACTACCCAACCACTTGACAGGATAGCCTGTTCTGGGATCTTCTTCGCCATGCAAGTCTAGGCCTGTGATTGATTCTAACCATTGCACTGTACCGGGAATATCTGCTTGTTTGATTCGCTGGGTTAGAGGCACACCCATTTTATCTTTGAATACGTTGCCGCCTTCGATCAGGTTCATTTTGTCACACCAAATAATGCTTTTAGATCTGGTGTCATTGCACCACCAGATTGTTTAACTTGTGTTTGTATAGCAGCAATTTGCTGATTGTTCAGCCCTAACTGATCGGCTAGTCGAGCCGCTGTTGATGGTACCGATCCTGGTCTTGATTGTGTACCGCCAACAGTTTTACCAAAATCCAATGAACTTTTGGCACCAGATATAGCCTGTGCCAGGGTGTTCCAAAGTGCTGATTCTTTTGCAGGATCAGGTTTGTCTGTTTGTTCTTGTGCAATGATAGCGTCAATCTGATCGTCAATAGTATCAGTTAACTCAGCCCCGTATGCAGCTCCTTGCCCATCATAAGATTTTGGATCTACTTTTTGTGCCAAGGTCTGATATGATGCACCTATTAATCTTGTGGTCATATCTTCCAAGACTTTGCGTAGTTTAGCAGCAGGCAATTCGCTGGCCCTGGTGGCCTGAGTACCAGCTGAAGTACGCATGGTTTTCATCAGCTCGTAGACATCTTGTTTGAACTCTTTTGCTGCCGAAGTGGCCAACCCTTTGATCAGTGGATCGTTAGCAGCAGCAGCAGCACTCTGTGCGCCAGCACCGGTTGCTTGATTTTGGCCGCCGACTACAGGATTTATCCCTTGTGATTTTGCGAGTTTGTTTACTAGTTGTGTGCCTATGCCGCCTGCTACTGCGGCAGCTCCAGATAATGCACCACCAACTGACGCTTCTCGAAGTGGTTTGCGTGTTAATTCATGAATCTGCATGGGTTCTCCTAACTGAACGCGAGAACTTGCCTGCGTCTTTGGTGCGTATAGCATTGAGTAATTTTCTTGTGAGATTGTCTGCTGCTTCAGCATCAAATTCAGCTTCGATCTGTTCTACTAGTCGTATGGCATTGGCAATCACGTTGGCAGCACGATTTTCAATCAACAACCGTTGATCGCGTTCCACATACATTGATTCTAGTTCTTCTAGTATACTTCTAGTTTTTTTCTGCATTGCTCAAGGCCTTTGGATTATTTAGCGATTTCAGGGTCTGAATAAATATCTATAACAAGGACCATCAAATGAGCAGCCAAATCAACCCAAACAATGTCGACGGTAACTATCCAGTTGCTGGAGTGCCCAACAACACCCAGGGCTTTAGAGACAATTTTACCAATATCAAAACCAACTTTCAATACGCCGAAAGTGAAATAGACGATCTACAAAGCAAGGTTGTTTTAAAGGCTGCACTAACAGGCACCACCTTGGACAACAATATGAACGACAACCTGTTGAGTGCGGTCAAACTACAAGACGTCAGTTACACCTTCTTGCCCATCACTACCACCAGTGGTGCTGTTACCGTTGACTATTCAGCCGGACAGTATCAGTACGTTTCTACAACTGGCTCCATTAGTTTAAGTTTTAGTAATTGGCCTGCATCCGGCTCATCCGGGATTGTCCAGCTTGCTATAAATGTCACCAACACAGCACACACATTGACCTTGCCAGCAGCAGTTAGTTTAGGTACAGCAGGAATTCAAGGTTATACAAGCAATGTAATTACTTTTGGTGCTACTGGAACTTATCAATTTGCGTTTTCAACTGTTGATGGTGGCACTACAATTACTATCTTTGATCTTAGTCGTCCGCGGTTGGCCAGCGCAGGAACTGCCATCGGCTACGTCACAGGTACAGGTGGCGTAGTGACACAAGGCACATCTCGCACTACTGGTGTTACTCTTGACAAACTTACAGGCGCCATCACGTTATTCACTGCTGCAGGTACGTCAGCATACACCAGTTTTACTGTGACCAATAGTTTGATAGCAGCAACTGATGTAGTGATCGTAAATCAAAAATCGGGCACTAACATATATGAAACGTTTGTCACAGCAGTTGCTGCTGGCAGTTTTAGAATTACGTTTTCTTCTGTCAGCGGCACCGCATCAGATGCACCCGTGTTCAACTTTGCTGTGGTCAAGGGCGCAGCATCATAAGTTTGACATTTTTTGCCAAATTTCTTCTCTGTCAGGGTCGTATGCAATCCATCGATGACTGTGTATTCTACTTTCTAATTCGCTGAGCCGGTCCGGCTCAACGGCAAAAGGTATTTTTGGCAACAAGTACTCTTTCACATAAGCCAAGTGTACAACCGGACTGGGCTGTACCTCTTTTTGTCTTGTAAGCTCAAATCTTTGTTGCAAGCCGAAGTCATGCATGTCTTGTTTGATCAAGTTAGAATTTTCAAAATATTCAGAATGTTCGCCGACCAACTTGCTGATTCCCAAAGTAGAGAAAAACAGCGATTTGTCTTTGAGCAAAGAACTGGCAAGATAGATGTAATTTAGTGTTCTGTTTTGGCTCTGTAATGCTTGTACATAATGCGCATGATAAGATCTGACGTCTGGCTGTGTGCTAGCACTGCTGATCCACCAAGTTTGATCAGCAATGGCATTTCGATTAAAGCTGTAAACTGGATCAGTATTAATAATTGTGTCCCAACTTGAATCTTCGAGTAGTTTATCAAATCTGCCGGACATGGTCCACTGCACTAGAAAGAATGCATTTGGGTCTGCAATATTGGCCTTAATCACAGCATTTGAGATATACTCATTGCCAGCGCCAACAGCACCATAATGTGTAAAATTGCAAGATGGCAACAACGCTTCTAAAATTACCGGCCATTCAGGCCAAATATGACTCGAAGCATACCCATCGCCAAAAGTATAAATTTTTTTCATAACCACTGGTTGTTGTCTAAATTTAATTTATCAATTCCATGCTGTGCAAAAATCATGCCACACATGATACCAAAGTCAACATTGTCAAAATATTCTGGCACAACGGTTGTTTTTCCTTGAATCACTTGATCACATATAGGTTGGTATAAAATGACTCTATCTAGGATAGATTGTTGAGCTGCAATAAAATGATTCCATATGCTTTCCGAATCAGTTGGTATTAGTTCTGGAATTTTTGATAACTCGTTGGTAAATGTTTTTAACTTGTAAAAATTACCAAACGGTATAGTAATACCTATAGGTTGATTGTGAATCCACGAGATTTCGCGATTTACCATAGCTCGATACATAAAGAAAAATTCTTCTCTAAGGTAATTATCACTTGTTGGAAATGTTTCTCGGCTTTGTTTAATAAATTTATCTAGCGTCTGGGCCGAAGATTGAATCGCTTTACGATAATAATTATTCAAATATATTTCATAATTGCCATCTATTACGATGTTAATAATCGTTCGGTCCTCGAAGTAAGTTGACAAATTACGATTATCAAAATTATGTAAACAAATTACGTTATGGTCAGTGTTGTGTATAGCCTCGTTAAATTCATCTATGCCACTAGTTTGTGAAGAGTATGCTTTTTTTAACGAGTGATAACTTCCTGTTGAGCTAACATTAAAATTGTATTCGTTGGCCACAATTCTTGACAAGAAATGTGCAAGGCCGCCGGGGGGTGCCGCAATGACATATTTCATTTTAAATCAACTCGACCAGGTCCGGAAATGCTGTTTTCCAGCTGTTGTTGCGTCTGGCGTCCCAGGTGTTAACAAAATCTTGCCACTGCTGCAATGGCAACGGTTGCGGCAAATTGCTAATCAACTTATGTATCAGATGAGTACTTGGGTATTTTGTTAAAACTAAATTTTTAATACTCGTGGGCATTTTGGTTAAATCCCAAATCTCCAAGCAAGGATGAAGATTAATTTCCGTTTTATCCCCGCCAGAGTTGGTGGCTAAATTTTCTGAGACCCATGTTTCCACGCGGTCAAAATAATAAGCATTAAGAAAATTAACTGTGAATTCAATTCTAAACATCACATTCCAGATGTCTGGATTATTTTTAATACGCAACAGATTGTCACTGACTTTGTGCCAGGGCAGAGGCCAACGTACATAATCAAACTGTTCTTCTATTCCGTCTATGCTGGCTGCAAAGATTACTGTTTTAAAGTTGCGCCACATTGACAGTGTTTCATCATTGGGATATATTGACCCATTTGTTGTGTAGTGCAAGGTGATCTGGCTGGGATTTGAAACATGTTTTAAAAATCTAAGATGTGTGTCTGTAAATAGCGGTTCACCGCCAAAGAATTTGATATATTTAACTTTGTCCAAAGACACGGTTTTTGCAATTTTGTCAATGGATTGATCAATAATTGTTTTATCACTGTAAAATTTTACCTGTTGATTGTTGAACTTTTGATTTTCTTTGAGCCATAAAGAACTGTAATCTTTGTTGCAAATTACACACGCTGCATTGCACTCGTTGTCAAGATGTATGTCTATACTGACTGGATCAAAAGATGTTTCATCGTCAGCAATCCAATCAATTCCACTTTGTCTCTGACTTTGTTGTCCAGCTTGTTCTAACACATAGCAACGGTTGCATTCGGCGGTCCAGTCTGTTATTGTATTCAGTTTTTCTAGTCTGTCTTTTAACAAATCTGAACTCAATGATACCCCCTTGCGATGATAAAGACAACAAGGTTTAACACCAACTTCATTATTTCTACCAATTTCAAACGAATAACCATTGGATAGGTATCTACAAAATTGATTTGGCATTATGACGCTTTGATCTTGCCAAGCATTTGTTTTAGCTTGGCACTTTGAACATCGCCGCTGACCTTGGCAACATCTTCATGCTTTACCATGGGCTTGTCCCAGACATGCGTTCCCCCTTGGGGCGCTTCCCAAGGAGCACTGGTGCTGCTAGTAACTTGGCTTTTTGCTTTGATACTATCCATAATACTGCTTTGGGGCTTGTTGTAGCCGCCTTCGTCCCCACCTTCGTCAGTAATACGCATGGTTTCAATGTTGTACTCTAAATCAATTTTTTGACCAACGCCAGTTGAGCTTCGAGATTTCATACACTGGATCTGATACTTGCCACGCTCTTTCATGGCACGACTGGTAAAGATACCAAACACATTGTCTGCTGTGTTAATTTTACTAATACCACCTGAAATATGACTGTGGTCAAATTCAATTTCTTCCACAGCACTTCGATTCAACTGACTCGCTGTTACCATTAGAATGCCCAGCTCTTTGGCCAAGTTACGCAGTTCTTCACTCACATACTTGTCTTTCACAAACAAGTCATTGGGACTGACCTTGGCACTAACAGGCATAACCAAGTCCAAGTAGTCTACCATGATAAAGTCAACTTTGATGCCTGTTTGGATTTGCACTTCTTTTAGATAAGCACGAATGTCGTTCACATTGCTTTGTGCCGGCAGTCCCTTTACACGATACTGTCCAGACTTCTTTTGGATCATCTTGACCTTGAGTGCTGTGGTCTCAATGTCCTTGCGAATTTCCTTGGTGCTCATGCTGGTCAGCATTGCATCACTACGCAAGCTGGTTAACTCTTCTGAAAGTTCCAGTGTAATGTACACACCACTCAAGCCCTGCTGCAACCAGTTCAAGGCAATGTTCATCATGACCAGGCTTTTGCCCGAGCCCGATCCGCCTGCAAAGATATTGAGTTCGCCACGACTGAATCCACCATACAGCAGTCGATCCATTTGTGGCCAACCTGTTGAAACTTGTCCGCCAGCATTAAAGTACCGGTTGATACGAGCACTGGGATCTGCAAAATAGTCTGTGCCCATGTCCTTGGTCAGACTGATCTGCACAGCATCCTTGATCAGCTTTTCTACAGGATCGTACTCACCTTTTTCCAGCAAGTCGGCTGCTTTGAGAATAGCACGTTCTAGTTCTTGTCGCTTGGTAAAGTTCTCAAATTCTTCCATGAACCAAGCATGGTGTCCTTCATTAAACTCATCCAAGTGCTGTAGCTTGATGCCTGTAGTTGCAGAAATTTGTGCAGCAGTGGGCAGTGTGCCGTGATCAACACTGTGTG